GATGATCCCGGTGACGGCGGACAAGTTCTCCATCGACGGCGTCCACGCCGTGGCGGCGCAGGCCGTCAACCTGACGGCGGCTCATCCCGGCCTGACGGTGCGGGCTCTGATGACCCAGACCCGGACGGCCGACGTGGTGACGGAGGCGGAGAAAGCCCTGTCGGCCATGCATGTGCAGACGTACCGCACCAAGATCCGCCGGACGGACAAGGTGCCGGAGAGCACGGTGTCTCTGGCACCGCTGCGGGTGTACAGTCCCGGAAGCAGCGCCTGTCGGGATTACCGGGCGCTGGCCGGGGAGCTGATGGAGGGGGTGCAGTGATGGCCGGGAAGAATTTCGATATTTCCAAGTTCGCCGCCACGTTGAAGCCGGTGCGGACGGAATCGGACACGATGATGGAGATTCCCATTGAGTACATCCGGGACAACCCCTTGAATTTCTACCCCGCGCCGGATCCACAGGCCCTGCGGGCGCTGATGGATTCCATCCGGGCCAACGGCCTGCTGGAGCCGCCCACGGTGGTGCCCAACGGAGACGGCCAGACCTACCGCCTGATCTCCGGCCACAGCCGCATGGCGGCCATCAAGGCCCTGCGGGAGACGGAAACCCCGGAACAGTGGGGAACCGTCCTTTGCCGGGTGCTGCCGTCTATGACGGCGGATCAGGAGCAGGCGGCGGTAATCGAAGCCAACCGGCAGCGGGTTAAGTCTCCGGCTCTGCTGGCCGAGGAAGCGGCGCAGCTGACAAAAGCCTACATCAAGCGCCGGGAGGCCGGGGAGGATCTTCCGGGGCGGATCCGGGATCGCGTGGCGGAAGTCTTGCGGGTCAACGCCACCAAGGTGGCCAACGTGACCGCCATCAAGAACGGCCTGAAAGTGCCGGGGATCATCGAACGGTGGAAACGGGACGAGATCCCGGAGGCTGCGGCCCTGATGATTGCCCGGATGGACATCGACGAGCAATACCGGCTGCTGGACTGGATGATCGACAAGGGCCGGTGCTACACCATCAGTGAGGTACGCAAGTTTGACATCTGCTACCACAGCGCCTCCAAGTGTGACAAGACCGGGAAGCCCTGCGAAAACATCGAGCGGATCTACGACCACGACCTGCACCACGGCGAGTGGAGCGGGGCCGGATGCTGCAAGAACTGTCTGAAAAAAGACACCTGCCCGGCGGCTTGCCGGTTTGTGGAGAAACAGCCCGCACCGGTGCCGGAAATGCCGCCCCTGAATCCCGCCGCAAAAGACCCCCGGCTGGACTACAAGGTGATGGTGCCCACCTTCTGCCAGCGGGTGCGGGAACTGCGGGAGCAGACCGGCATGAGCCGGAAGGAATTTGCCCAGAGCATCGGGGAATTCCCGGGAACGTACAGCGCATGCGAGAACAACTCCATGTGCGGATCGGAGAAAATCGCCAAACTGGCGCTGTGCTTCGGCGTCAGCACGGATTATCTGTACGGCCTGACGGACGACCTCACACCGCCCCAGCTGCCGGAGGGGCAGCTGATGATCGCCGGGTGGATGCCCGGCAGCACCACACCGGCGGAGCCGGGATCCTTCGCGGTGTATGTAGAGCTGGAAAACAAACTGGTGCCCCAGTTCTTCAACTGGACGGGGAGCCGGTGGGAGATGCGGACAGGTACCGTCCCGCAGGTGCCCGTGGCATGGTGGATGCGCCTGCCGCCCTTCCCGAACGCGGAGCAGAAAGGAGTCAAACATGATTAAGATCGAGACTTGCGAGCAGGATAACCATCGGATCTACACGTCCACCATTCAGGGCAGTTTCGCGGATATCCTCTATGACTCTGCGGTCGTTATCTGGGGCATCTACGATGCGCTGGAGCGCAATAGCCATGACAACGCGGAGATGTTCCGGCGGTTTGTGGCCCGGTGCGTCAGCCGAGATGACTTCTGGACGGCAGACAATTCCGGCGGCGACGTGGTTTTTATGGATATGTCCAACATCAAGAAGGGCGGTGGCAAATGAGCCGCTACACGGGCCGCAGGAGGCGGCTGCGGCGGCTCTCCCGGGCGGTGCTGGTCATCCTGCTGGCGGCGGCCCTGGTGGCCGCTGTGGGGCTCCTGACGGTGTCTGTGCGGGGTAGGTGCCTATGATCCAGCCTCCGTGTCAGGGCTGCACAGAGCGCCGGGAGGGCTGCCATAATCCGGCGGTCTGCTCCCGGTGGGCGGACTACCAGCAAAAACGGGAGGCGGAGGCCGCCTCCCGGCCGCCCTATCAGGAGCTGGTAATGATGTCTGAGTACGTCAGGCAGCGGCGGAAGCGCTACTGGCCGCAGAGATGGAGGAGAGGGAAACACCGTGCTTAACAAGATTATTCTCATGGGCCGCCTGACCCGGGATCCGGAGCTCCGGAGCACCACCGGGGGTACGGCGGTGGCGTCCTTTTCGCTGGCCGTCGACAGGGATTATAAGCCCCAGGACGGCGAGCGGGAGACGGATTTTATTGACATCGTGGCGTGGCGCTCTACGGCGGCCTTCGTCCACAAGTATCTCTCCAAGGGCCGCATGGCCGTGGTGGAGGGCCGCCTCCAGATCCGGGACTGGACAGACAAAGACGGCAACAAGCGCCGCAGCGCCGAGGTCGTTGCCGACAGCATCTATTTCGGCGACAGCAGGCGGGACGCCGGGCGGTCTGATTCGGACGCGCCCCAGCCGTCCGGGGACTTCCGGGAAGTGCCGGAAGGTGAGGAAGGAGAACTGCCGTTTTGAGAGCTTATAATCTTTCGAATACAATGAAAATCTGAAAATCATAAGAGGCCCTGGGATAATGGCGCGCCGCCTCCAGACGTGGAGGAACTTATGAGAACAGTAAAAAATGACAAGGAATTCCGCAGTTCCGTTTATACGGAGCGTCCGCCTTATGCGGATTTTGACGCACCGCAGAAATTTGAAGCAATCAAAAGTATCATCGCTCGACGCCTGATCGAGCATCCAAACGCGATGTGCTCCTACTCCGGCGGGAGTGACAGCGATATCATGCTGCACCTGATCGAAAGTGCCCGCAAAGTGTTCAATCTGCCTCCGGTGGCGTATTACTTCTTCGAAACCGGATTGGAAATGGCTGCAACCCGGAGGCATGTGAAGGAACAGGCGGAGCGGTATGGCGTGGAGATCAAGACCATCCGCCCAAAGATGAACATTGTGCAGGCCACCCGAAAGTATGGGCAGCCTTTTGTGTCAAAGATCATGTCGGCGGGGCTGGAAGGGGTTCAGAAAAAGAACATCCCGCTCAGCATCCATGATGAATACGATCAGGCCGAGGACAAAGCCGCCAAGCGCCGGGAATTGAAAGAGCGATATCCGGGCTGCGAGACAACCATCAACTTCTTATGTTGCTGTAATTCGGCAGGGGAACCCCGCCCCAACATTCAGCTGGTTATCAATAGCTCTAAGTATATGCTGGATTTCATCCGGGAGAATCCGATTCCGTTTCAGGTTAGCAATAAGTGCTGCGACGTTTGCAAGAAACAGCCTGCCCACGAAATTGAAAAGGACTTTGATATGGTGATTACCGGCGAACGCAGGGACGAGGGCGGCATGCGGTCTGTGCCGCGCAAAGACAGTTCCACCATGTGTTTTACCGAGACGGCAAAAGGGAATTTCCGGTTGCGGCCCCTGTATTACGTTTCCGATGCGGATAAGCAGTGGTACAAGGATTACTACGGCATCCGGTATTCTGACGCTTACGAGGTTTACGGCCTGAAACGGACTGGGTGCTGCGGCTGTGCGATTTCCGCCCGTGCTGCGTCTGATCTGGAGCTAATTCGGCCTTATGAGCCTAATGTCGTCAAGGCAGCGTGGAACATTTTCGGGGACAGTTATCGTTACAGGGCACGGTACAACGAGTACAAGGCCCAGCGACTGCTTGCGGACAAGCAGAAAGCAAAAGAAAAGAGGGCTGACAATGGCTGAATACATTGAGCGGGAGGCGCTTTTGGCTGATATCGCCGCTGCTGTGGATCACGGCGGCATGGGGCGTGTGGTGGGGCAGACACTGGTGCGTTATGCCAAGCGCATTCCAGCCGCCGACGTGGCCCCGGTGGTGCGGTGCAAGGACTGCAAACACATCCGCCCGGAAGTGGATGCTTATACCGGCGAAACGATCGGCTACTGGTGCGAAGAACTTGACATCGGCAGTATTGATGTGGATGACTTTTGCAGTCGCGGCGAGCGAAAGGAGACCGGGGGGGCATGAACAAAGATGTGATGTTTTCCAGCGCTACGGATATGTGGGAGACCCCTACGGCGTTTTTCCGGGCGCTGGATGCGGAGTTTCATTTCACGATTGACGTGTGCGCCGTGCCGGAGAATGCGAAGTGCAAGGAATTCTATACGCCGGAGCAGGACGGCCTTGCTCAAAATTGGGAGGGTGTCTGCTGGTGCAATCCACCTTATGGACGCGAAATTGGGAAATGGGTGGAAAAAGCGGCGGGAGCGGGATGCACAGTCGTTATGCTTCTACCAGCCCGAACCGATACTGCGTGGTTCCATGACTACATTTACGGGCGGGCGGAGGTTCGGTTCATCCGGGGACGGCTGAAATTCGGAGACAGCCGCAATTCGGCACCGTTCCCCAGCATGGTTGCGGTTTTTCGGGGAGGTGCCGCCGATGCCTAAAATATCCGGGATGCAGCGGTATGCGGAGCAGTTCGCGCAGGCGAAGGTACACGCGGCACAGAGGATTATCGCCCAGTACATGATGGACACGCTGCAAATGACCCTCCACCAGACGGAGGGCTGGGGCTATGACCGGATCATGCGGCTGACGGAGGCATGGCTTAAGACGCGGGATGAGTATATGCCCGTGCTCAACTCCAAAGACCCGTCGGCGGACGTGATGCAGGAGCACATGGACAGGGTGATGGCACAGATCATCGGCGGCAGGCAGGAGCTGATGCCGTTCGGAGAGCGGTATGACGAGCTGCGGAAGGTGACATATGGGAGGTAGACATGGCTGATCCCTTTGTGTGCGTCCGGCAGCGGGCGGGGCCTCTGGTCAAGGCCCTCGTCACGGACAACTACGCATACCTTCGGCGCTACGGGCCGGGAGCGGTGCGGGGCCGCACCGGCCCCGCTCTCAGCCGCTCCTCTGTAGATAAGCTGGAGCTGCGGCTGGCGTTGTTCGGCTATGACGGCAATTTCTTTACCCTGACCTTCGACGATGCCCATTTGCCCCGGACGCGGGCGGAAACGGAGCGGATCTGGGACGCCTTCCTCAAGCGCCTGCGGCGCTGGCACAAAAAGCCGGTGGATTTCTACGTCTACCGGATCGAGGGGCTCCACGGTGATCGCCGGCTCCACATCCACGTTTTTCTGCGGAATGGGGATTTCCCTCCGGCCGTGGTGCAGTTCCTGTGGCGCAAGTGGGGGGCGGCCTACGATGTGCCCTGGAACCGGGCCAGAGTACTGTCAGAGGGCGGCTACCGGGGGCTGGCCATCTATTTCACCAAGGAGCTGCCGGAGGTCGGGAAACACCCATGGGGCTGCTCCCGGGCGCTGAGTAAGTACATCCCGCCGCCTGACGTGACCACCTGCAAGAGCGGCACGGTGCGGCTGCCCAAGGGCGCCACGCCGCTACCCATGCAGGGGCGGGATCGGCCTCAGCTGGGAGACTGGGGTCTGTACGGCTACAGCCGCTATCTGCTGCCCGAAAATAAGCGCTTTTATTTTAATAACAAGGATTAGTATAATGCTCTTAAGAACCGTATCCTCTTGAAACCTACGGAATATTTACGGACAACCGCCAAGAAAGTGAGGGAAAAGTATTGATTCCTATGCAGAATGGTGATAAACTTGCGATAAAGGATGGATACATCGTCTGCCCGACATGCAGGCAGAAGACCAATCAGGCAATCAGGCCGGAGACGACAGCGAATAACCTCCAGCTCTGGTGCCGGAACTGCAAGGCAATCCATCTCGTGAAAATTGACCGTGGCCAGTGCTACATGCTTAGCCGGTGCCGTTGATCCCCGCAGGATGGGGGCAACGGTGCCGGCTTTTTGTTTTGCCCGGAGGTGATAGCCCGGAGCAATAAGCCTGGCACCGAGGACGGAGGTTCGCATGGCATGGGCAGGATACAGCACAGCACGCTGGAAGCGACTGCGGGCCGCAGCTCTGCGCAGGGATGACTACCTGTGCCGGGAGAACCTGCGGTATGGTCGCAGGATGGAAGCAAGCTATGTCCATCACGTCTGGCCAGCTGAGGACTATCCCGAGTATGCCTGGTGCCTGTGGAACCTGATTTCCCTGACGAAAGCCAGCCACGGCGCCATGCACGACCGTCTGACTCACAAGCTCACACCGCTGGGCGAATCTTGGCGGCACAGGGTATCCCCCCCGGTTGACCAATCCTTGCCGACTCTGGATGCCTAATGGGGCCGGGGTCATTTCCGACGGAGAGCGAAAAAAACGGGGGAGGGGTCAACGGTTAAGGCCGGAAACGGCCAAGGAACCAGGCACGGGCGCCCGATGCGGGCCATGCGCGCAAACGCCGCGCCCGCGCGAAACCGGCCACCGCTGCCGCCCGGTGTTCAGGCGTCCGGCTATCGACCGCTGCAAAAATGCAGCACTCTGGCATTGACGCTGCGACCATGCAGCAGATCCATACGTTCCGGTGTGTCACCCGGTCTCTGTACCGGGCTCTTCACTCCCTTTCTTTCCGCCTGGTCTCCGTGACCAACCACGGAGGCCGGGTGATGCGCCGGAGCTGCCGCCCTGCCTGCGCCGAAGGCCTGCGCTGGATGCACGGGGTATTGACGTAGACGCGGTGGGGCGGCGCGGTTCAATTCGGACACAATCCCGGCGTGTTCCCCGCCTTTTTCAGTTGGGGCGGCATGCATTCTTTCCTCCTTCCCCGTACCCTCACAGAGAGGGGCGGGGAACACGCCGGGAAAATCTGCTTTGGAGGTGATCCGATGGGCCGGGAGGCCATGATCCGGGCCGACATGGAAGCCGTCGGCACCTACAATCCGATATTCGACAAGACCATCAAGGATCTGGCCCGGACAGAACGAGAATTGTCCAGGGCGGAAAAGACATGGAGGGCCAACGGCTCGCAGCTGGTCGCAAAGCAGGTAAACAAGGCCGGGGCCGAATATATGGCCAGAGATCCCTACTGGGCGGCCGTGGATAAGCTCCGGAGCGATGTGCAGGCCCTTCGGGCACAGCTGGGGTTGACTCCAAAGGCGCTGAAAGCTGTGCAGGCAAAGATGGCGGACACCGCTTCCAGCCGCAGCAGCCGGCTTCACGACCTGATGGACGCAGCCAGAGAGCACGCCCAGGCTCATGCCGGAGAGTATCAGGCAGAGGTTGACAGCTATGTGAACGGTGTACTGTCCGGAGAAACGGTGGCCTGTGAGGAGATCGTTCTCTCCTGCCAGAGGTATATCCGGGATCTGGCAAACCCCAAGTGGGAATTCCGGGCAGAGCCTGCCTGTGAGATTATCGCCATCATTGAGACCATGATGTGCCACCAGCAGGGAGAGTTTCTGGACGGCCGGCCGCTGCGGGGCACTCCGTTCCTGCTTCTGCCGTATCACAAGTTCATCGTGTTCAACATTATGGGCTTTTACAACGCCGGAACCAACCTCCGGCGTTTTACGGAAGCCCAGGACTTCATCCCCCGGAAAAACATCAAAACCACCTTTGCGGCAGCGCTGGCATGGGCGCTGGCCCTGTATTACGCGGCGTCCGGCTCCAAGGTCTACGAGGTGGGCGGCGCTTTGAAACAGGCTCTGGAAGGGTTCGACTTTATCAAGTACAACATCAAGCGGCTGCATCTGACGGTGGAAGACGATCCGGAAAACGGTCTGCGCATCATCAACAACAACATGGAACGCTCCATCACCGGGGATCTGGGCGAGGACGGTTTCATCAGCATCAATGCTCTGGCTGCCAGCGTAGACAAGCAGGATTCCTTCAACTGCAACATTGTCATCGCCGACGAGGAGCATACCTACAAAACCCCGCAGCAGTATCAGGTGCTGAAGGACGCCACGAAAGCCTATTCAAACAAGCTGGTTATCGGCATTTCCTCCGGCGGCAAGCTGGCGCACGGCTTTCTGGCCCGGCGTGTGGAATATTGCCGGAAGGTGCTGAAGGGTACCATTACCGGAGACGCGGCGGACAGTCTTTTCATTTTTCTGGCGTGTGCGCCCCGCATGGATAACGGCGATGTGGATTACACCAACGAGCAGGTGCTTGCAGGATGCAATCCCGGATGGGGGCAATCCATCCGGCCGCAAGATATGCTGAACGACGCTGCCCAGGCAAAGGACGATCCTCAGCTGCGGCCGGAGTTCCTCCAGAAATCTCTGAATGTCTTCACGGCGGAGCTGAAGGCATGGTTTGACATTGAAGAATTCCGGGCCAGCGACCGGAAATACGGCTGGACAATGGAAGAGCTTCGGAAGCTGCCGATCCGCTGGTACGGCGGCACCGACCTTTCCAAGCTCCACGACCTGACGGCAACCTGCCTGTTTGGGAATTACAAAGGCGTGGACATCATCATCCCTCATTGCTGGTTCCCGGTGGTGGCGGCAGCTCAGAAGGCCAATGAAGACGAGATCCCCCTGTTCGGCTGGAAGGATGACGGCTGGTTGGACATGTGCAACGACAAGGTGCTGAACCATTCGGATGTGGTCAAGTGGTATATGGCCCGGCGGGATGAGGGCTTTAAAATCCGCCGGATCGGCCATGACCGAAAATTCTGCCGGGAGTACTACCTGGAAATGAAGAAAAAGCATTTCCCAATCAAAGACCAGCCCCAACTGTTTACCCGGAAAAGCGAAGGATTCCGGTATCTGGAAGCCAGTGCCAAACGTGGCACCCTGTACTATTGTCATGCGGAGCCCTTTGAGTACTGCGTGCAGAATGTCCGCGGCATTGAAAAAGCAGACGACATGGTGATGTATGAAAAAATCGCACCGCACCTTCGTATTGATGTGTTTGACTGCGCGGTGTTTGCGGTGTGTACCTATCTGGAAGATCTGGAAGTCAGCGGCAAAAACGCCGCATGGTTTGGAAACGAGGTGAAAGCGTGAGCAAGAAGCGGTCTAAAATCCCGGCAAAGGCCCGGGAAAAGCCTTCATCCTGTGCAGCATGGCTGTGCTGCCCGGATGCATTTGATGCTCTGACATGTCAGGGGTATACGAATCTGGCCCACAACCCGGAAATCTGTGCCGGCGTTGACACCATTGCCCGGGCTATCGGCTCTATGTCCATTCACCAGCTGCGAAATGCGGCGGACGGAGATGTCCGGGTCTACGATGACCTGACACGGCGGCTGGATATCGCACCAAATCCCTATATGACCCGCTCGGCCTTCATGTCGTGGATCGTGCGGACGCTGTATCTGGACGGAAACGGCAACGCCGTTGTGTGGCCCCAAACGGAAAACGGCCGCATTCAGGAATTGCGCCCGGTTCCGCCTGCCTTTGCATCTTTCACGCAGGATGGCTGGGGGTACCGGGCATTCGTCAACGGCCTATCTTATTCACCGGACGAGATCCTTCATTTCACCCTGAATCCGGACAGCACCTTCCCGTGGCTGGGTACGGGGTACAGGGTTTCACTGGCGGAAGTGGCCAACAACCTCAAGCAGGCAGCCCGGACGGAACAGGGCTTCATGGAATCCAAGTGGAAACCGTCCCTTATCGTAAAAGTGGATGCCCTGTCGGATGAATTTTCCGATCCGGCCGGCAGGCGGAAGCTTCTGGAATCTTATGCCCTGAGCGGCGAGGCAGGGGAACCCTGGCTGATTCCTGCGGAGCAGTTTTCTGTGGAGCAGGTGAAGCCCCTGACCCTGTCCGATCTGGCGCTGGACGCCATGGTGACGCTGGACAAGCGGACTGTGGCCGCCGTGCTGGGGATTCCGCCCTTCATGCTGGGCGTTGGGGATTTCAACCGGGACGCCTGGAACAATTTCGTCAATGCCACGCTGATGCCGCTGGCCAAGGCCATGGAGCAGGAATTCTCCCGGAAGCTGCTGGACGCACCGGATCGCTTTTTCCGCTTCAACTCCCGGAGTCTGTTCAGCTATTCCATCTCGGAGCTGGTGGAAGCCGGCGCCGAAATGGTTGACCGGATGGCGCTGCGGCGTAACGAATGGCGGGGCTGGCTGGGCATGGAACCCGATCCGGACATGAATGAGCTGCTGGCTCTGGAAAATTATTTGCCCCAGTCCAAGCTGGGAGACCAGAAGAAACTGATTCAGGAAGGAGGTTAACATGGAGCACAGATTTATTCCCATGGACAAGATGGAAACCCGGGAGGAAGACGGCCGACTGTATCTGGAAGGATATTTCGCTGTGTTCAACTCCACCTATGAGCTGTGGCCCGGGGCTACGGAAAGCATCGCCCCCGGCGCCTTCGACGAATCCGTCAGCGATGATGTCCGCTGCCTGTATAACCACAACAGTGACCTTGTACTGGGCCGCACCACAGCCCGGACACTGGAGCTGAAGCAGGACAGCCGGGGCCTGTGGGGCCGGGTGGAAATCAACCGGGATGACACGGAGGCCATGAACGCCTATGCCCGCATCCAGCGGGGGGACATCACCGGCTGTTCCTTCGGCTTTGATATTGGCGCACAGGAGACGGATTACCGGGATGACGGCACCGTCCACTGGACGATCACCAAGGTCAAGCCCCTGTTTGAGGTTTCTCCCTGCACGTTCCCGGCCTATGAGGAAACCAATGTCAGCGCCCGGCGGCGGGATCTGGACGAGATCAAGCGCCAGCGCAGCGAGATGTGGAAAACCGAGGCCCGGAAGAGGCTGCGCCATGAGACTTGACGCCGAAACCGTGCGTGCCCTGGAAATCATTCTTTCCCGCGGGCAGCGTGCGGAGCTGATCCCCGTCAAGGACGGCGTCCGCATCTATACCATCCAGAGAAAAGAACTTCATCCGGAACCGGTCTCTAAGCGTTGAGACCGAAGGCCGAGCGTGGCGACTGTGAAAGCAGTCTGCCGCGCTCTTTTTTATGACGAAAGGAGATACCACATGCTGAAAGCAATCATGCTCCGGCGCTCCATTGACGCCAAGAAGGCGGAGCTGGCGCAGCTGGAAGCCAAGGACGCAGAGTTCACCACCCGGGAAGCCGAGCTGGAAAAAGCCATTGAGGAAGTGGAGCCCGGCAACACCGAGCAGGAAGCCGCCGTCAACGCGGAGATTGAGAAGTTTGACAGCGAGAGATCCGCTCATGACGAGCGCAAGCAGACCCTTGCTGGCGAGGTCAGCCGACTTCAGGGGGAGCTGGAGGAGCTGGAGCGCAGCGCACCCAAGCCCCCCGTCCCGGAGAAACACGATGAACAGAAAGCGAGAGGTGATATTCACATGGAAACCATCAACATCCGTTCCCTGCCCATGAGCCAGCGGGCCTTTGACGCCCTGAGCCCTGAGCGCCGCAGCGCCATTCTGGCACAGGACGACACGAAAAACTTCCTCAGCCAGCTGCGGAGCATGAAAGGCCAGAGCCGCGCCGTGAGCGGCGGCGAGCTGACCATTCCGGTGGTGTTCCTGGATCTGATTGCCGAGAACATGTACCGGTACAGCAAACTGCTGAACCGTGTGCGTGTCCGCAATGTGAGCGGCCAGGCACGGCAGACCATTGCCGGAACCGTGCCCGAGGCTGTGTGGACGGAGATGTGCGCAGCCATCAACGAGCTGACCCTCTACTTCAACCAGATCACCGTGGACGGCTACAAGGTGGCCGGCTTTGTCCCCGTGTGCAACTCCCTGCTGGAGGACAATGACGTGAACCTTGCCAGCTGGATCGTGGAGATGATCTCCGAGGCCATCGGCCTGGCTATGGACAAGGCCATCCTGTACGGCAAGGGCACTGGGATGCCTCTTGGCATCGTAACCCGGCTGGCGCAGCAGAGCGCCCCTGCCAATTATCCTGTCAATGCCCCCGCCTGGGTGGATCTGCACACCACCAATATCCTGAAGATCGGCGGCGACAGCGTCACCGGCGCAGCCTTCTGGTCTGCTCTGGTGGAGGCCACTGGCAATACCTTCACCCGGTACAGCCGCGGCAATCAGTTCTGGGCGATGAACAGCAAGACCTATACCAAGCTGAAAAGCAAGCTCATCACCTTCACCGCCACCGGTGACATTGTGGCCAACCTCTTTGGCGTGCTGCCCATTATCAACGGTGATGTGGACATTCTGGAGTTCATGCCGGACGGCGATATCGTAGGCGGTTTCGGAGACCTGTATCTTCTGGCCCTGCGCAGCGGCATGACCATTGAATCCAGCCGCGAGGTGCAGTTCATTCAGGACAACACCGTGTTCAAGGGCAAGCAGCGGGCCGACGGCGCCCCCATCATTGCCGGTGCTTTCGTGGCCATCAACATCAACAATGTCGCAGTTACCACCGTGATGGATTTCGCAGCGGACACCGCCAATGACGCTGACCTTCAGGGCATTGACGGCCTGACGCTGACCCCGGCCTTTGATGCCGACACCACCGCCTACACCGCCACCATGACGGCCGCTGCCGCCGTGACGGCCACTCCTGCCCAGCCGGATGCTGAGGTGTCCATGAGCTACAACGGCAAGAACGTGGTCAATGGTGCCAGTGTGACCCCCGCCACCGGCACCAAGAATCTGGTGGTGACCGTGAAAAAGGGCAATGCCACCAAGGTCTACACGGTGGCCGTGACCAAGTCCTGATATGACGGACGCAGAGATTATGGCGCTGCTGAAAACGGATCTGGGCGAGCAGTTCGCCAGTGCTGACCGGCTGACCTTTCTGAACCAGTCTATTCAGTCCGCTAAAGCCCTCATTTCCCGGGAAGGCATCACGCTGACAGACAGCCTTGAGGATGCTCAGTTGGTTGAGATGTACGCCGCTTTTCTTGTCCGGAAGCGGAATACTCCGGATGGGATGCCCAGGTCTCTGCGGTGGGCGCTGAACAACCGGCTGATGAGCCAGAAGGCAGGTGGCTGATATGCTGCTGGATTCCGGGACACTGATCGTCTGGCGGGGAGAGAATGTCTCCCCGCCGGGCGGAAAGCCCCAAATGGCCTATACGAAGGTCTGGGGCGGCTGTTACGGCCTGCGGACGGTGGGTATTACCCGATGGTACACGGCCCAGCAGCACGGAGACCGCTCTGACCTGCTGGTGCGGTTGCAGCGCACCTACGCTATCGATCCGTCTCAGGATCTTGTTTTGCTGGCTCCGTATGACCATCAGGATTCCGGCGCTTATAAGATCACCCTCAAGCAGGACGTTTTGGACGAGGACGGGCTGCCAGCCACGGATCTGACACTGGAAAGGAGCGCGGGCATTGATGCTGGAACGATTGCAGAAAGCTCTGGCGGCATTGGGTAAGGCATACCGCTATGTGGCCGAACCAAATGCTCAGCCACCCTATCTGGTATGGGGCGAGGACAGCTCCACAGATCTGGAAGCAGATAACATCCACAGTGAGACTGGTTGGGGCGGCACCATTGACCTCTACACCAAAGACGAAAACGACCCGCTGGCAGCCTCCGTCCCCGCGGCACTGAACGAATTGGAGGCGGCATGGTATCTGGCCTCCGTCCAGTACGAGAGCGACACCGGACTGGTTCATTTTGAGTGGGCGTGGGAGATGGCATGATGGCAAGAATCAGTTTTTCAAGATTGGAGGATTATGAACTTCAATTGTCCACACTGGGCCGGGATATGCCCAAAATTGCTGAGAAAGCCGTAGACGCCGGAGCCGATATTGTGGCGGACGAGATCCGCCGGGGTATCGACACGCTGCCGCAGAAGACCGGCGTCACCGCCCGCGGGCTTTCCGCCGGTTTCGGAATTTCCCCCGTTCGGAACGACAATGGCTTTATCAACGCGAAGCTGGGCTGGGACGGCTACAACGAAAATGGTGTGGCCAACCAGCTGATGGCCCGGGTCATGGAGAGCGGCACCAGTAAGGTCAAGAAACACCCCTTTGTCCGGCCCGCCGTCAACCGCACGAAGAAGCAAGCGGAAGCAAAGATGGCGGAGGTTCTGGACGAGGAAATCGGAAAAATCATGAAATAGCCGTGTGTCCAATTCGGACACGCAGGAAAGGAGATTGACATGGCAACAATCGGCCTGAGCAAACCCTATTTCGGTGTGTACGGCGTATCCGGCACCACGGTGAGCTACACCAACGGCGCCGTGATGGGCAAAGCCACCGAGGCCAATATCGACATCGACACCACGGAAGACAACAACCTTTACGCGGACAACGCCATCGCAGAGACCGACCGCACCTTTGCCGGCGGCACCCTGACCCTCTCCACCGACGATCTGAGCCAGGAGGTCAGCAAGGCGATTCTGGGGCTGACGGAACAGGCCATCACCGGGATTGAGGGTGTGACGGATACCTCGGTGATGGAGCTGGTCTACGACGATACCCAGGTGACACCGTATCTGGGCGTGGGCTTCATCATCAAGAAGAAAGTGGGCGGCATTTACAAATGGCGGGGCGTGGTTCTGACAAAGGTCATGTTCTCCGTGCCGGCAGATGCCGCCACCACCCAGGGCGAGAGCATTGAGTGGCAGACGCCGGAACTGAGCGCCACCATCATGCGGGACGATTCCGCCACCCACACGTGGAAGAGGGAAGCCACCTTCACCACGGAGGCGCAGGCGGAGGCGTACATCAAGAACCGGCTGGGGATCACGGAGGCGGCATGAGAACTGCGACAATCACCATCGGAGGCAAGGAGCATCTCCTGTGCTTCTCCGCCCGCGTCGTGCGGGCCTGCACGGAGCGTTACGGCGGTGTTGAGTATATTGATGCCGCCCTCTCCGCCAACGAGCCTGTAAAGGCTCTGGATGAGGCTGTGTGGCTGCTGGCGGCCATGATGGACGGCGGCGCCCGGTATGCCAGGATGAACGAGATTCCAAATGCACCCGCCCTGACGGCGGATGAGCTGCTGGACGTGATGGATCTGGATGATTTCGCTCAGCTGCGGGGGAAGATCGCGGAGACCATTACCAACGGCAAGGAAACCCATGTGGAGGCTGAGCCGCCAAAAAACGCAGAAACCACTCCGGCGGCCCAGTGACCCCGGAGTGGTTTTTGTGGTACGGGATGGCTGTGGGGCTGACCTATGCGCAGGCTCTGGACATCCCCTTCGGCGAGCTGCTGGATTATGTGGCCATCGAGCAGATTAAGCGGGAGGACTTCCGGCTCCGCCGCGCTCTGACTGACGATGAGATCATACCGGATGTGAGGTGAGAGGATGGCGGCTGATATTGGCCCTAAGATCGGGCTAAACGGAGAAAAAGAATTTCAGGATTCCCTAAAAGCATGTCAGGCTCAGCTGAAAAGCCTTGGCTCTGAGATGAAGGCTGTTACTGCGGAATTTCAGGGCAATGCCACCAGTATGGAAGCGTTGACCACGAAATCCGACGTACTGAAAAGAAGCATTGCGGCCAATGACGAGCAAATGAAAGTCCTGACCACCCAGTACGACCGGCAGCGAGCTGCACTGGATGAATTGGCGTCCGCATTGGAAGCCGCTGCGCAGCAATACGGGGAAAACTCCAAAGAGGCCGCTAATGCCCAGAACGCCTACAACAAGCAGTACCGGGCAATGGAGAACACGGAAAATCTGATGAATCAGACCCGAACCTCCACGGCAAACCTGAAAAATCAACTTCAGGAGCTGGGCACAGCGGCAGATGACTCCGGCAGCAAGGTAGGAACATTTGGTGAAGTTCTGAAGGCAAACCTGTTGAGCTCCGCCATTATTTCAGGCGTCAAAGCAATTACAGGGGCCGTTAAGAGTATGGCAGGGGAATTTATTGATTCCGCGGCCACGGTAAAAGCCGAGACGGCGGCCTTTGATCAGACTTTCGGAGACCTGGCGGACACGGCTTCCGAAGCTATCGGACGGGTGGCAGACAATTCCGGCATTCTGCAAACCCGTCTCAATACACTGGGCAGTAAAATTTATGCGTTTGCCCGTTCCTCCGGCGGTGATACCGAGCAGAGTCTGAGCCTGATGGAACGGGCCTTGCAGGCGGCAGCTGACAGCGCCGCCTACTATGATACAAGCGTGGAGCAGGCAACAGAATCCCTGCAATCCTTCCTGAAAGGCAATTACGCCAACGACGCAGCATTGGGGCTTTCAGCCACTGAAACCACCCGGAATGCAGCGGCTATGGAGCTATTTGAACAAAAATTCAACGATTTGACTGAAATCCAGAAGCAGGAAACCCTTCTGAAAATGGTTGAGGATTCTCAACGGCTTTCCGGGGCTATGGGACAAGCGGCCCGAGAGGCTGACGGCTGGGAAAATGTGCAGGGCAATCTGGCGGAAACGTGGCGGCAGTTTCAGGCAAATGTAGGCGCACCGGTACTGGAAAATCTGATTCCCATTATTCAGAATATTACGGAAGCCTTTCAGGGCTGGATGAGCAGCGTGGACTGGGACGGCTTTACCGCAGATGTTAACGGTTTCGTCAACGCGATTATGGACAATGGTGATACGATCATTTCCATTATTGCGGGAATCGGCGCCGGATTTGTAGCGTGGAATGTGGCCTCTATTATTCAGGGCGTTGTCGGTGCAATCAAAGCATTTCAGGTGGCAAACGAGGGGGCGACGATTGCACAGGCGGCACTCAACCTCGTTATGCAAGCAAATCCCATCGGGATCGTGATCACTGCCATTGCTGCTTTGGTAGCGGCGCTGATTACACTGTGGAATACCAATGAAGATTTTCGGAACGCAGTCATTTCTATCTGGAATAATGTCAAGGCAGTTGTTCTGGATATTGCCGGAAAGCTAAAAGCGTTTTTTACAGAAACGCTGCCTCAGGCGGTAACCGGCGCTATTGAAACCCTGAAGAGTCTGCCGGGCAAAGCACTGCAATGGGGCAAAGATTTAATCGACAGTTTTATCACCGGTATCAAGGAAAAGGTCAGCCATCTGGTAGACACCGTAAAGGGCGTTGCTCAAAGCGTGGCGGATTTTCTCGGATTTTCCGAACCGGAAAAGGGCCCGTTGTCCAATTTTCACACTTATGCCCCGGATATGATGCAGTTGTTCGCATCTGGTATCAAGGATAACCTCTGGAGGATTACCGATCAGATGGAACGGGTAGGCACCGGGATCCAGAGCTCCATTCCCACACCCACGGTGGACACGGTGTACAACGCCGCCGCGGGGATGGTAAACGGGCTGGCTATGGCTGGAGGCGGCGTCTACCGGGTGGAGATCCCCCTCTACATCAACGGCAAGGAATTCTACCGGGCAAGCATTGACGACCTGCGGGCGGTACAGAGATCGAATCCGGAGGTACTGGACGATGACTAATCAGCTGATTCTGAACGGCATTCTGCTGCCGGAGAGCAGCAAAGACCGCTTCTCCTGCTGGGAGGAAGATCTCTCCGTGCAGGTGGACATGATCTCCGGCCGCCGGGTGGTGGAGACCCGGGGGAAGATCTGGAAGGCCTCCTACTCCTTCGACTACATGGGCAACGAGAAGCTGCGGCAGGTGCTGGCGGTACTGCGGAGCGGCGGGCCGTTTCTGGCGTCCGTGCTGCCGGACAACAGCGACGAGATGGTGACCAGCTATTTCCTGCTGGATTCCATCACGCAGCCCACCTTCGCGTTCTCAAAGGGCGGCGTGGGGCTGTGGCACAATCTGGCCTTCACCCTCCGGGAGGAGGAACCCCATGATTAAGACCACACCGGCCTATCAGGCGGCCATTGTGGGCAGCCCCCGGCGGATCGAGCTGCTGACGGTGGTGGACATCTCCGACCCGGACATGGTGTACGGCGAGGCGTCCTCCAGCGGCCTGACACCGTGGAGCAAGCCTGACGAGCTCCACGACAAGAGCTACGACACCCCCGCCCGGTACGCCACGCTGGAGCGCTGCCGCTGGCTGCTGGACGGTACCTTCGACATCTTCCCGGAGGACTATCAGGTGCCGGAGCCCATGGCGGTGGCCACGGAGGCCATCAGCGGGGACGACGGCACCTTCGAGACCCCGGTGTGGGTGCAGCAGAGCTTTTCCAACGTGGACGTGCTGCAATCGTGCAGCGTGTTTTTCTCCACAGACCCGGCGGACGGCGTGCCGGAGGACTTTACCGTGGAGGTCATTACCGCCGGGCAGGTGTTCCACACGGAGACCTACACCGGAAACACCGCCACGGAGGTGGCCCTCTCCGGTTTCACCGTCCAGACTCCGGACGCCATCAAGATCACCGTGACCAAGTGGAGCCTGCCGGGACGGCGGATGCGGGTGGTGGAGATCCTGCCGGGCACCGTGGAGCGGTGGACGCCCCGGATGCTGGCCAGCTTCAGCGTGGTGCAGCAGGGGGATTTCTCCTGCCTCGCCCTGCCCTACGGCAGCATGACGCTGGCCATGGACAACAAAGACCGCCGTTTCGAGCCCCGCAGCAAAAACGGCCTGTTCCAATCCATTGAGGAGCGGCAGGGCGTGGACGCCTTCATCGGCGTCCGGACGGAGGGCGGCGCGGTGGTGCGCTGCAAGGTGGGCCGGTTCTACCAGTCCGGGGACGGCTGGAAGACCGGCAGCAACGATCTGACCATGCAATGGTCTCTGGTGGACATTATCGGGCTGCTGACCGACCGGACGTTCCTGCCGCCATCTACCCTGCCCACCACCCTTGGCGGCTGGCTGGGGGCGCTGGCGGCCCAGCTGGGGGACAATTTTAAAACCTGCTGGCACGCAGATCCGGACTATGCCGATCTGCCGGTGACGGCCAACAGCACGGCGGACGTGACGGGCAAGAAGTGCGGGGACATCCTGCGGTGGGCCTGTCAGGCCACCGGGACGTGGCCCCGGGCGGACGCCGCTACGGGAGATCTTACCGCCGAGCCCCTGTGGAGCGAGGGCAACAAGCTGACGCTGGACAACCTCAGCAGCTACCCGACGATGAAGGCCAACGACCAGCTGGCCAGCCTGATTTTCAAACTGGCGGACGGCTCCGACACGGAGTACGTCGTCTCCGGCAACTCCACCAGCAGCGAGAAGACGGTGACCATCCAGAACCCTTTCCTGCACACCACGGCACAGGCGCTGGCGGCGGCCAAACTGATCCTCAGCTGCTACGGCGGCAACGTCATCGAGACCACCGGGCGGGGCGACCCGTCCAGCGAGATCGGGGACGTGGACACCATCTGGCTGGACGAAAGTCAGGCCACCACGGCCCGCCGTATGACCCAGAATTTCCAGATCCAGAACGGCGTCATGCAGGGCTGCCAGAGCAAGCTGCTTCAGGCGGACGGCTCCTACCTCTATTCCCGCTCCGTGGTGCTGACGGAAAGCGGCAGCTGGACGGCCCCGGCGGGGGTCACCCACCTGCGGATTGCCATCGGGCAGGGAGGTCAGGGCGGCGGCTACGGCACCGACGGCTACGTCTACGGCTCCGGCTGGGCGCCGGGTCAGGGCGTGGCCGCCGGGTACGGCGAGGACGGAGCCAACGGCGCAGGCGGCAAGGTCTGGTACGACAGCATCACCATCAACGCCGGACAGACCTTCGCGGTGAGCATCGGCAAGGGCGGCGCGGCGGCCACCCGCAAGGGAGGCATCGGGCAGGAGGGCGAGGAGACCACCTTCGGCGTGTACACCTCCGCCAACGGCCAGCGCTACGCCAACGGCTACACCGACATCAACAGCGGCGACAGCTACGCCCGCACCGGCGTCAAGACCCCCGTCAACGGCACGTCCGACGGCGCGGCGGGCGGCAGGGGCGGCGACCCCGGCGAGGGGTACTGGAAGGAGTACACATACCACCCCAACCCCAGCAAGCCGGAGGTCACCAACACCGGCTATAAATTCATCGTGACCAAACAGCCGGGGCCGGGGCACAAGGGCAAGGCCGGGGCCGACGGCTTCGTGCTGATTTCGTGGGACAAATCGGAGGAGACCGCATGAGTTTTGACTATGCAAGCCTGATTACCGACCGGACGGTGTCCGATTCGGACACGCTGAAAGCCCTGCTGGGCAAGCCCATGGCGGAGTGGACGGCGGAGGAGCTGACGGCCTTTAACCGGGCGGTGATGAAAGGCAGCTACAACTACACGGATCTGAACCGGGTGGACGCGTGCCTTGAGGATCTGGTAGCCCGGCTGGGACGGCTGGGGTACAGCGTGCCGGGGTATGAGCGGGTGAAGATTGAGCGGACGGTGACGCCCAGCTCCCGCCTGCCGGATGGGTACACGGAGCTGGCGTATATCCAGAGCACGGGGACGCAATGGATCGACACGAATTTCAAGCCAAACCAGAATACCCGCGTAAAAATGGATTGCAATGTAATCGGGTTCAATTCCTCTGATATGTTTCTGTTTGGGGCACGCATTGCATCCGGGAATACTGCTTTCGGAGTTGCGGCAGATGATGACAACGCTCAGTGGTGGACTTTTTTTGGGAACGGTCAGGGAACCCCGCAAGGCACATGCATCGGGAAACACACCATTGATTTCAACAAAAACACTCTTTCTCTGGATGGCAACGTATTTTCCTTCGACAGTACGTCTTTCCAGTCCGACTATAACCTGCTGCTGTTTGCAACAATCACAAACGGCAGCGTAGATTCTCAGCGCGGGAAAATGTCGGTCTATAGTTGTCAGGTCTACGATGACGGGATGCTGGTGCGGGACTTTATTCCCTGCCAGAACCTATCCGGAGTGATTGGCCTATATGATCTGTCAACAGGCGAATTTTACGGCAACGCCGGAACGGGGAAATTCTTCGCAGGGCCGCAGAAGGTCACGCTGCCCGATGGGTTCACGCAGCTGGAAAGCATCGGCTCCACCGGCACGCAGTACATCGATACGGGTGTTAAGCCGAAAAACACGACGAAAATCGCGGCGGATTTTCAGGTGACAACCCAACCAACAAGCCATCTGATTATTTTCGGTTCCCGTACAAGCTACAGTTCCTCAGACCAGTTTGTTTTGGGTTTCGCCGGACACAAGTCGCCGGCTGTTTGGCGGGCGGACTTTGGCAGCGGGCAAACGAGCTTTCCATCTACTGCGGTGTGGTCATCGAGGTATACAGCAGTCTTTGACGACTCTGCCTGTGTGTTAAATGCGGACAGCGTGGCTGTCAGTGCGTCTGCATTTACCTCAACGCACAACCTGTTTCTGTGGGCCGACAACGACAACGAGACCGCAGCCGGGTACATTTCGGCAACGCTGTATGCCTGCCGGATCTATGACAACGGGACACTGACCCGCAATTTCATCCCCTGCAAAAACGCTTCCGGAGCCGTGGGACTGTACGACACCGTGGGCGCTGAGTTCTATCCCAACGCCGGGACGGGCAGCTTCACGGCAGGGGCGGCGGTCACATGGGCAGAGGATCCCGACGAGCCGTCCGCAGAGCTGGATCCCTACACCTGGTACGAGAGCGACGTGCCCACGGCACCCCTGATGGCCCGGTACCGGGCCAACGTGGCCGCCGTCCGGGGGGCGCTGGCCCTGCCGGAGGGCACCCCGGCGGCGCCGGAGACCATGAGACGGTTGACGCCTGCGGCGGCCAACAGCATCGAGGCCGTCCTGCTGGCGCTGGACATCATTTTGACGAATCTGCCCGCAGCCGTCCGCCATTGCGGCGTGAGCACCTGCGGGAGCAAAGGAGTGATTGCATGAGAGACCGGACACCCACACAGGCACTGGCCAACGGCGCTCTGCGCTACGGCGTGTATGACGAGGAGGGCAACCTACTGCGCTATGAGTATCTGGCGCTGGAGGACGAACCAACAGACCCCGGCACGGAGCTGAGCAAGGCCACGCTGCTTCAGGATTCCACGGAGGTGGCGTTGTTCGGCAGCGCCGCCGACCGGACGGTGGACGACGCGTTTGCAGGTATCGCGGTGCAGCTGAAGCTCATCAAGGACGATATGGCATCCATCACCCTGACGGTGCAGGACACGGAGGGGCACCCCTTGCCGGAGGTGCTGGTGCAGGGCATCCTCAGCGAGAGCGGCGGGGCGGTGTATACCAACAGCAGCGGCGTGGCTGCCGGTTACATCGGCGAGGGCAGCCAGGTCATCAAGGTCAGCGGCTACGCGGACATTGCGGACTACAGCGAGACCCTGACGGTGGTCAAGGGCACCGCGATCACCAAGACCCTCAAACTGACCGCCAGAGATTTCCTCGACGTCACCTCCAGCGGCTCCTATAAGTTCTCCGGCAACGTTGATACCGTAGATTATCAGCTGCTGTCCGGCGGCGGCGCGGGCGGTGCCGGGGCGTCCGGATGGCGTTCCAATGATGCTGCCGGAGGCGGTGGCGGCGCCGCCGGGGAGCTGAAAGAGATCACCGGGTTCACGCCTGCCGCAAATACCCCGTATCCGCTGATTGTAGGCGCTGGCGGGAAAGCGGCTGCGGATTCCGATGGAGGAGACGGAGGCACAACCAGCGCTTTTGGCAGCTCCATCGCCGGAGGGAAAGGCGGAAAATGTTCTCTGACCTCTCCGCAAGGCGGCGAAGGCACGACCCCCGGTGGAAAAGGAGCGGCATTTTCACCATCCTCCACATCAGCGGCTGCGAACGGCAGCACCGGCCCTACGATCTGGGCGTCTTTCACTGGAACCGAGCAGGCGGGCGGTTCCGGTGGCGGCGGCAGGACAATCGGGTACAGGAACCTTGGCGGAGGTAGCGGCGGCACAAAAAACGGAGGTTCGGGGGCTTCATCTGCAAACATCAATGCAGGAGCGACCCCGGGAGCCGCCGGTGCCGGTGGTTACGGTGAAGCGGAAAACGATGATGGCTGGATTAACCGGGGCGGCATCGGCGGAAACGGGTACCGGGGAACCATCCGGCTCCGGATGCACCTGAAATCCGCCGGGTAAGGAGGGCCTATGGAATACTGTATTGTAGAGGACGGCGTGATCGTCAACATCATTGTCTCCGAGGCGGATTTCGCCGCAGAGATCGGGGCGCAGCCCGGCTATGACGGCGCGGCCATCGGCGGGGCCTACAACCCGCCGGAACCGGAGCCGGATCCCCCCACCCTTGAGGAGCGTGTGGACGCGCTGGAGGACGCCCTCAGCGGCGGCGCGTCCCCAGCGGGGCAGATCAGCACGGAGGCGCTGACCTCCATGCTCTACGTCTCCCGGCTGACGCTGGCGGGGGAGACTGTGGACACGGACGACAAGCGCATCCGGGCCAGCGGCCTGTATGAGGACTGGACGGCGGGATCCTACGCCGTGGGGGATATCCGCAACGCGGAGGGGCAGACGTGGGAGTGCTTTCAGGCCCACGACAATGCGGCCTATCCGGACATCAAGCCCGGAACCTCCGCGTGGTTCACCTTCTGGCGGCCCCTCCACGGCAAGAGCCGGGAGACGGCCCGGGCGTTCGTCCCGGTGCAGGGGGCGCACGACATGTACCATGCCGGGGAGTGGATGATCTGGACGGACGGGGATTACTATGAGTGCCTGGCCGACACCAATTTCAGCCCCACCGACAACCCGTCGGCCTGGGCCAAACGGGCATGAAAAAAGCCGCCCCAGCGGGCGGCGGCAGAAATTGACAAAGCAGGGCCTTTCTGGTATGATGGAATCGCTCCGAAAGGAGCCAGAAGGGCGTTGCCATATACGGTAGGCGGTTAGCACTTCCCGGAAGGGAGGTGGTGCCAATGGTTACATACGATGCGCTTTTTGCGTACTCCCTTGTTATCATCGGCCTTGTAGGTCTGGTAATTCAGATTTGCAAACGAAAATGACCGCCCCTCGCCAAAGGATTGCGGTCAAATTCGTTTGATCATTATTCTTTAGGCTAACCGCTTATCGGCAGCGCCCTTTTCTGTTTTCATTATACACACCACCGAGCCGCTTTGTCAAGAAGACAAGGCGGCTTTTTGCTGCATCAAAACGTGCAATTCTCCAAATCTGCAATAAGGAGATGGATCTATGACGGAAACCATTGTATGCGCCCTCATCACCGGGGGGCTGACGCTGCTGGGCGTGCTCATCGCCAACAGCCGGACGCAGGCGGTGACGGAAGCCAAGCTGGACGAGCTGACCCGGGAGGTCAGGGAGCACAACCACTTCGCCCAGCGGATGCCCGTGGTGGAGGAGCAGATCAAAGTCATCAACCACCGGATCACGGATCTGGAAAATAAACCATAGGAGGTACATTTATGGACATCGGAACACTGGGCATTGCGGGGGTGGCGGTGATTACCGTCATCTGCTATCTCATCGGACAGGCCGTAAAGGCAAGCGGTCTGGAAAACAAGTGGATCCCCATCATCGTAGGCACCTGCGGCGGCGTGCTGGGGGTGGCGGGCATGTTCCTCATGGCGGATTTCCCCGCCCAGGACTATCTCACCGCCGTGGCCGTGGGCATTGTATCCGGGCTGGCCGCCGTGGGCGTGGATCAGATCGGCAAGCAGCTGAACCAGTAATTATTGAAGCACCCCATCAAAATTTTGAAAGGAGAGCATATCATGGACAAGACTTTTGAGAACATCATCAACGAGGGCAAGAAGAACGGCAAGAAGCTCAGCGAGATCAACGCGGAGCTGAAGGCGGCGGGGGCCACCTTCCATCTGGACTACACCATGACCCCCGACGGCCCCCAGACCGGCTGGAGCGACAAGGAGATGGAAGAGGGCTTCATGCCCGCCGAGAAGGAGGCCGAAACCCCCAAGCGGCTGCATGATTACATGCGCTTCTGCCCGGAGAACGCAGGCAAGACCCTGCGGGTGACCGTGCCCGAGGGCACCTTTGACGTGACGTGGAACGAGAACGGCAACCCGGTGAAGGCCGAGCGGGTGTGATGGAGGCCATCCAGCCGAAAACCAGGGCGGCGGTGCTGAAAATTGCGGAGTGGCAGGAGGGCGTCGTAGAGATGCCCTCCGGCTCCAACAGGGTGAAGTACAACACCTCCTATTACGGCAAGGCGGTGAGCGGCAAGGCCTTTGCGTGGTGTCTGGCGTTCGTGTGGTGGGTGTTCCGGGAGGCGGGGTTCAACCTCTACAAAACCGCCAGCTGCACGGCCTTCGTGAACCGCTACCGGGCCTTTTCTCCTGGGCAGATCGTCACCGGGAATTACAAACCGGGGGACATTGTGTTTTTCGACTTCTCCGGACGCCGGAAAAAAACGGAGCATTGCGGCATTGTGGTGGAGGTCAACGGGAACACCATGACCACCATCGAGGGCAACACCGGCACCGGGAACGACGCCAACGGCGGGGCCGTTATGCGGCGGGTGCGGAGTGTGGGGCTGATTACCTGCGCTGTTCGGCCCGGGTACCCGGACTGAACCAAAGAGAGCGCAACGGAGAGGGCGTGTCCAATTCGGACACGCCCTCTCTATTGCAGGAAGAATGAATACAGGAAAAGGAGGCGCGGCTCTGCCGTATTTTGGCAATCCTTATCAGTGACCTTACTGCGTCCCACGCAAATGCCTCTCTATGGAGCCTCAGAAGCCCTCAGACGCGCCGCAGACGGCTGGGGAGAGACTTTACACGGGAGAACGGCAGAAACGGCGCAGACGCCCTTAGAATGGCCCCTGCAAGCAATTGCTTCTTAGCCCAGTCTTGATGTTTATGCGAAGACAGCAAAAAGTTATATAATTTATATGCAACAACAAGTGATTATTTCTTAACGTAATCTTGACATTTGAGCGAAATTTCGCGCGAAAATAGTAAAAAGAGTTATATAGTTTATATGCAACAACAGTTGAGCATAAATTATATAACTATTTTTGCTGGCAAAAACAAGATTAAATCCGCAGGTCATATTCGATGTGCCGGTCAGCATAGAGCCGGATTTCTTGCATGATGATCCGCCAAAAATCCCGTTTTTTGTCCTTTGGGAGGTCTTGGTATACCTCCCTCCAGTTGCCAGCCAGAAGCTGATCCAGCTGAGTGAAATTCGGCTCCGGGACTGTGGACTGCCGCTGCTCCAAATCTGAGATTCTGGCCTTGAAGTCCTCAAAGTCCCGCTTGTACTCATCAATGGAAATCAGGTCGTTCAGAAAGAGCTCTTTCAGCTTTGCCTGCTTTGCCTTCAGGGATGAGATCTCTGCCCGGTAATTTTTCTGAGGAACCCGCTGCCGCCTGTTTTCTGCGGAGATCTTCGCCTGCTGCACCTTCAGCTCCAGCGTGTCCAATATGTATGCCTCAATTTTCCGCTCGCTGAGGTTGGTTTTATTCGGGCAGCCGGAACGCTTGATGTAGTGCCCAGGACAATTATACAGAGGAACTTTGTTCCGCATATTCGTGCGCCCTCCCAGATGGGCACCGCACTCGCCGCAGACAATCAGCCCCGAAAAAAGATAGATCCGGTTTTGCATCACCTTGCGAACCGTATGATTTCGCATGGACAGGATCCGGTCAAATTCATCTTTCGTGATGTATGGCGGGGTCATCCCGTCTACCCCGTAATAGTGGCCGTAATATACCGGGCTGTTCAACATTTTACTGGCAAGCTGATATTCAAGCCGGAGCCCGTATTCCGTCAGGATATAGGCTTGGGTTTCGCTGATGGATCCGCAGGCCAGATATTTCCGGAAGAATGCTGCAACGGCGGCTTCCGTCTCCGGATCTTTTACAATAGATTTCCCCTGAAGCTTGTACCCGGTGGGAGTATTCCCGGTCAAGGGCTCATGACGGGCACGCTTACCGTCAAACACAAACTTGATTCGCTCACTGGCCCGGTCTGCCTCATCCTGTGCCACGGACAGCATAATATTGACCTTCAAACGCCCGGCTGCCGTCTGGGTCTCATAGTCCTCCTTGGTGGCCTGCCAGTTAACCCCGCATTGATCCAAGATATCCTGCACAGCGTAGTAATTCCCTACATTGCGGAACCAGCGATCCAGTTTGATGAACAGAATCACGTCCACTTTCTTCGCGCGGCAATCCTCCAGCAGCCGCAGGAGTTCCGGGCGGCGCTTATATGATTTCCGGGCGCTGATACCGGCATCCTCATAGACCCCGACAACCACCATCCCGTGTGCTTTTGCATACGCCTCCAAATCGACCCGCTGTTCTCCGAGGGACAGGCCGTGCCGGGCCTGCTCCTCAGTGGAGACGCGGATATACAGTGCTGCTCTGATCATACCGTTACCCCCGCCAGAAGCCGAAGTCCAGACAGTGGGAATCCAGATAGATCGCCCAGATCAGCAGCAGGACGATGATTGCCATCAGGTTGTAGATTATATGCCGCCGGAATCGCAGGGAGCGCTCCAGCAGCTCAATGGTGTGGGCCTTGCTCTCTACCCGGTGCTCCAGCTCTTCCCGGTGCGCCCGCAGGGTGTCATTCTTGGCGGAGAGGGTTTCCTCCGTGGGGGTCAGGTGATCGGTAATGCCGAAATACTCATCCAGCGAGATCCCCAGCACCTTGCAGATTGGCCCGGCGGTATTGATGGACGGCGCTTTGGACGAGCTTGAGAAAAAATTGCGGATTGTCTGCAATGGGATCCCTGTCTCGTCAGCAATCTGCGGGTATGTCATGTTCAGTGCCTGCGTTTTTTCCTTGCAAATGTCCTGCAATGTCATCCAATCACTCCAAAAACCAAATGTGATATTGCGCAATACAAATAGAAATTGGTGGAAAACCATATTTGAGCCTTGGCAATACAAGGCAGTGTCTGCTACGGTATATCCACAGACAGGCACAGCCTCATACCCCAATAGCCCCCATCTGTTGGAATCCTGTCTGGATGCAAAGTGCCCCCGCCGCTGTTGCAGAGGCGACGGGGGTACTGCTTATTCTTGCTGATGATCCTCCGATTCTTCTTCAACAGGCTCGGACATCTTTTTCCATTTTCTCAGGCCTATAAACGCCCAGACAATGAGCGCTATCCCAACAGTGCTTCCTTTCCACACCCATTTGTTATCCGTTCCCAGTTTCACAAGTCCGCTCCAGATAAATAAAATTCCAAACACAAATTTCCACACAAAAGCGGATTTTGCTTTTTGCTCTGGTGTCGCTGCATTGGCACCGTGACTGCCGCCTTTTTTCTTCGCTTTGGTTTCCTCCACATAGGAAATCCCGCTGGGGAAGGTAACAGTTCGACGGGTGGTGCCTTTTGCGGTTTTTGTAACCCGGTAGCCCTTGAATCCGTAGCTGTACCCGATTCCGGATTTGCTGAAATTGATCCGGAAATGTTTCCCCAGATTCAGGCTCCGCCGAAATCGATATCCCATACGATTACACCACGCACTTGTCGCAGGGCGTCAGGCCCATGCCAACGGCCGTGGAATAGGGAACCTCCCAGTAGGTGCCGCCGTTGCAATGAGGGTCATGGTGATACTTGGAGCCGGTTCTGGTGATGTAGGTAGGCGTGGACGCCTCCGGGTGCGTCAGCACCACGGTGGCGGTGGATCCGTCCCATGCGACATTGAGACCCAGCGCTTCCGCCAGTGCCCGGGCGGGGATGTAGTTCGTCCCGGCGAACATGAACGGCTCAACCGTCTTGCCGGTGGCATCCCGGAGATCCAAGATCTGCCCATCAAGCGATACCTTGATGTCCCGATACTCAATCTCCTGCTGGACTTTCCCGCTGGTGGCGCCTGCCGTCCCGATCAGGCAGACAATCATCAGCGTTGATACAACCCCGGCCAAAAAACCTTTTTTCATGCGTTTCTTCCTCCCTCAATCTAATTTCCCCAAAGTGTAAAATAAGCGGTACAGCTTTTGGTTTTGACGTGATTAGGAGGTACATATGAGCATCCAGTCCATTGACCGCACCCTGACAGAGCAGGAGCAGATCATCTTAGAGGACTACCTGCATCTGACCCCGGAGAACCGGCAGAAGGTCACGACCTATCTTGCAGCTCTCGCAGCATCGCAATGTACTCTTTTGCCTTCTCCCGATTCTCAGCGTTAAGACCGCGCATTGCATCCACCAGCTCGTCTCCCGTCAGGGGGGCGGGCTGGCTTTCGTTTCCGTTTAAGATGTAATCTGCTGTGGTTCCCAAAGCCGCTGTAATCTGAGGCAAATAGCGAGTGAACGATGTCCGTTTGCGCTTTCGCCATTCGCTTATGCGTGCCGGGTCTACCCCAATATCGGCGGCAAAGTCTTTCTGCTCTTTATATTTTGCATCCACAAGGGCAAAAAGACGGTCAACTGCGTCCATGGGAACCACCTCCACGAATAATACACAAATTACCAATATGGCAATTGTGCAAGAATACAAAAATAGAAAAATTTTGTTTTGGCAATTGACAATTGCCAAAATGCGAATTATAGTACAGTCACAGCCTAATTAGCCCGCACCGAACGCAGCGGGTAAAAAAGAAAGGAGGGCCGGAATGAATAAAGCCTTTGGTATAATTCTTTACATTCTGGGCTATGCGTGCGGCATTCTCTTGGCGATTAAAATCACAGGTATCTTATAAAACCAAAAAGAAGGGAGGGTACGAGGATGTTTCGCTACTTTGCTGTTGAGAAAGACCCCGGCATGCTGATATTCCTGACAGACGCCGATATGTCGCTCAACAACGAACGGGAGCGCATAGAGGACAAGCTCACCAAGCGTACAGGCGTCAAATGTGTGGTTGTTGACTGCATAGATGATCCGGCGTCAACTCTGCTTTACGAGCGTACGAATCAGCTCCGGGAGCTGCTGGAAAAGCAGGCTGAAGAACGCAGAGAGGAAGCCCGTCGCAACTGCGCCGATGAGCGCAAGTTTTATTTGAAACTTATGCTCTCGCTGGTTCTGAGCTGCTTTTTCGGCGGTCTCATGGCGGTGCTGCTCAGCCTCTAACAGCGCAGCCTCGCCTTTGTCGCTGACAGTATAAACAGAGCCAATGCGGTCAATCAACCCGTCTTTGGTCATGGTTTCTACCCTATGGCGAGAATAGCCGGGAGCATTATCTATCTGCATCTTGGTTAAGTCGGCTCCCTGCGGCTGGGAATCCAGCCAGAGAAGGAGATGAACTTGATCGGGAGTGAGCATTTTTTACTTTACTTGCCGGAGCCGGATAATCTCCTTGGTGTTGTTTTCCACGGCACCCTCCAAATAGGTCACACGGTCATCCAGATCGTCAATGACCTCGTTGGACGCCTTGCGCTCCGTCAGGAGGGCGATGGAATCGCTCAAGGCCTGGAACTTGGGATTGAAGTATGCTTCCATCAGCGCAATCATGCGCTGTTCGGACTCCTGGTTTAGTCTCTGGATCAGTTCCAAGTCGTGTTGGTCGAGCATTTTACTTCTCCTTTATGTCAGTTCAAGTTTTACTCCGGTGGCTCTGGGGGTCGTCGGTGCGGCCCAGAAGGTAGTCCACGGAGCAGTCCAGATAATCGGCGATCTTGGCGAGGCTGTCGGCGGCGATCATCCGGTCATGCCGCATATTGGACATTGTATTAGAACCCAGTTCCAAATCTGCCAACATGGTTTTGATTGTTACCCCTTGCTGTTTAGTCAATGCTTTGACGCAATCTGCAATATTGGGAGATTTGTACGAGCCTATACGATTCATTTTGTACAAACCTCCAAAATCATTAAAAATAGCGAAAACTAACTTTACAAGCACTAAATTGAGTGATAATTTATAGTCACAACCTAATCAACCCGCACCGAACGCGGCGGACAAAAAGAAAGGAGGATGCAAGGATGCGAAACCCATTTACGGTGTTCCGGCGTTGCCGGGAACTTGAATTTGAGAATGACGTATTGAAAGCTGATTGCGCAAATTTGAGAAATCGACTGGAAGAACTGACCTCTATGCGGGCGGATTATCCGGGAATTGAGCCTTGCCGAAGTCAACGGTGTTTGAAATGTGCACACGCCGTCATTCGGTACCGTCACTATCCTCTTTATGTCGAGAGAACCTTAGTCGGTTGCTCATTGCACGCAAAGTGTGAGAATTTCTTGAAGCTGCGGGAGATGGGACTGGGTATGTAAGAAGATCGTGGCCTGCAAGCGCTTCAAGTCTTTTTCATAGCGTTTCATGCGTGTTCCCTCCGGTGGCTCTGGGGGTCATCGGTGCGGCCCAGAAGGTAGTCCACGGAGCAGTCCAGTCCATCAGCCAGCTTTGCGAGGTTGTCGGCCTTGGGCATGGATGTCCGCATCATGGTCATCATGTTATAGCTAAGCCCAGCATCCAAAAGGAGCTTCTTGACGGTAATCTTTTTCAGTTTTGCTAATGATTTAATCCGCGCAGCAACGTCCAAAGAATCGTACAAAGTAGACACCTCATTTTTGTGCAGAAAGGAGAAGTAGTAAAAGTTTTTAGATTTTATATTGACAATCTAAAAACTTTAAGATAAATTTCAATCATGAGCTAATTAGCTCGCATTTATATTATCACACCGTTGCCGCGGATGCAAGCGGCGGAAAGGAGTTTAACATGTCAATCAGATCTCTGCGGGAAGCCGTCGGGATGAAGCAGTACGAACTGGCGGCCCGCATGGGCGTGAAGCAGGCCAGCGTCAGCGCGTGGGAGAGCGGAGACAGCACCCCCACAGTCCAGAACCTGATGAAGCTGGCGGACATCTTCCAGTGCAGCGTGGATGAGGTGCTGGGCCGCAAGAGCGCCAGCGCGTAAGGGGCAGAAAGGGAGTGAAGAGATCCTCGCAAATCAGCAAGTGACAAGCCGCTGAAATCATATCCTTGCAGGAGGAGGGATTTTTATGACAGCTTTGGAACGCGGCATTGCATTTCTCTACGAAGCCCGCCTGGAGCAGCTGGGGATCAAGGCGGACGTGACCTGTCAGGTGATCCTCAGAGAGCCGGAGGAGGCTGAACCGCCGACGCAGGAACGCCCAGCGTCATAAACTTTATCACACAAAGGAGGAAATTACCATGTCGGGAGGATGCCCGAATCTGTACAAGAGGGCGCGTCTGAGTACCGGAATGACGCAGGAACGTGCAGCGGAGGTACTTGGACTTTCGCCGGAAAGTCTGAAACAATATGAGGGAGGCCGCCGGGTGCCGCCGGACGAGGTGGTGGCGCGGATGGTGGAGGTATACCGGCTGCCGTGGCTGGCGCTGGAGCACAGTCAGGCCACAGACCGGCTGGGGGTGCTGCCACGGGTAGAGGAGCAGCCGCTGGTCAACAGCAGCGTGGCGCTGGAGAACCGGCTGCGGGAGCTTACAGGGCAGCTCGGCAGCCTGATGCGGATCGCCGAGGACAACCGGATCGACAGGGATGAGCGGCCGGAGTTCGACTCCATCGCGGCGGAGCTGTGGGACACTCTGGCGGCCATCTATCAGGTGATCTTTGCTGCGGAAAACGGCGGCATAAAAAGAGAACGCCCCGACGTTGGCACGTCGAAGCGTTCAGGGGGTTGCGGATCTGTCAAATCCACTTTTGGGTACGTTGATTATAGCACAGATCCGCAGCGTGGCGCAAGCCCCAATTTTCGCCGGAGGGGAGGTGTCTCCCTGTGAGCGGATGGGCAATGTTTTTCATGCTGGTGGGCGTGGCTGCCGTGGCCGCGCTGCCGCTGCGGATCGTGGAGCGAATCGAGAGAAAGTGATGGGGGTTACATATGGCACAGTATGATTGCGGCTATGGGGCATGGATCCCCGGCCCGGTCTTGGACGATCCGGGGCTCCGTCCCCGGTCGCTGATCCTGTATTCCAAGATCGCCAGAAGGGCAAACCGGGTGGGGTTCTGCTACGCCACCAACGCCACGCTGATTGAGGACATGACCGCTGTGGACGATGACGGATCTCTGCGGGTTCTGTCCGAGCGAACAATCCAATCCATGCTGGCGGAGCTTCAGGAGCGGGGGCACATCCGCACGGACAGCGGCCCCCTGCCGCCGGACAAAACCGGCACCGTCCGCACCGGCCGGAGGATCTATATCGGCCGGTCTCTGGCGGCGATTCCGGACGCCCCGCAGGGGGGTGAAGAAAATTTCACCCCTGAAAAAATCTGCACCCCAGGGGTGAAGAAAACTTCACCCCCTATTAAAGGTATAAAAGAAATAAATAAAAATAATAACCCCCATACCCCCAAGACGCCTGGTTTCGTCTGGGACTTGATCCACGGTTTTGTCCCGGCGGATGACGCGGAGTATCTGGAGGCGCTGGAGGGGCTGGTTGTCAACCGGGAGGCGCTGAAAAAGCCGATCCTGACTACGCAGGCCATGAACAAGATCCTGAACCGCCTGCGGAAGGTGAACAACCGGGCCACGGAGATTGCCATGCTGAACAAGGCCGTGGAGCTGAACTGGTTGACGGTCTATCCCCTGAAGGCGGACGAGCTGCCGGGGCGGTTCGATTCGAACCCCCCGGAGGGGTACAGCCGGGAGGCGGGTGACACGGATGGAATTTGAGAAAGCCATGGAGCTTGCCAGTCAGTACCTGACCTTCACGCCCCGGTTCATCGATCCGGCGCAGCCGCAGGGCCTGTGGATCTGCGACACGGTGACGGAGGTCTCCGCCATCCAGATCAACGCGGTCTGTCTGGGCACCGGCTGCGGCTGGGACGATGTGGTGCGCTGCCGTCCGTTTCTGGAGGCGTTCCCGTATCTGGTCATCGTGACGGTGAATCCCATCGCCCGGGAGAAGATGGCCTCCGAGCTGCGGCCCCGGCTGCCTGCCAGCTGCATCTACGTCGTGACGGACGCCGGGTGGCGCAACTGCAAGACGGTGCAGGAGTATGTGACCCTGTACGGCTCCGACCACCTGCCGGACATCCTGTCCGGAGCGGTGGAGCTCCCGGCCTACGGATTGCTGAATCTGGCGGACGTGCCCCGGCGGGACATGAGCAAGGTGCCCCGCACCCTGTCCCAGTTCCCGGTGCTGGACAGCAGCATCGGCGGGTTCTACTCCGGCGAGCTGTCCGTGTGGACAGGCAAGCGGGGCATCGGCAAGAGCACCCTGCTGAGCCAGCTGCTGCTGGAAGCCGTGGATCAGGGGCACACGGTGTGCGCGTACTCCGGGGAGCTGCCCAAGGAGCAGTTCCGGGAGTGGGCCTACCTTCAGGCGGCGGGGCCGGAGCATATCCGGTACGTCACGGACAAGGCCACCGGTAAGCGGCTGGCGTCGGCGGATCCGCTGGCAGACCGGCAGATCTCCCAGTGGCTCAACGAGCGGTTCTGGCTGTTTGACCTTGAGCACAACACCCGCCACGATCCGGACACCATCCTGCGGCAGTTCGAGTACGCTCACATGCGGTACCGGGCGGACGTGTTTCTGGTGGACAACATCATGTCCGTGGACTTTGACAGCTCCACGGAGCGGGATTTCAACCGGGTGCAATCAAAATTCACCCAGATGCTGGTGACCTTCAGCAAGCGCCGGGGCGTTCACACCCATCTGGTGGTGCATCCCCGGAAGTCCACCAGCGACAACAACGCCAAGATCACCTCCGACGATGTCAGCGGCTCCGGAGACATCACCAACCGGGCCGACAACGTGTTTTTCCTCACCACCCACCAGACCAACGGCGAGGACAAGCCCCTGCTCCAGATCCTCAAGAACCGGGACTTCGGCTCTCACCGCCACCAGTGGCTGGACTTCGACAAAAAATCCCGCAGGTTCTTTCAGGATCAGACCGGGGATCCCAAGCGGCCCTACGGCTGGGAGGGCAAGGGCGTCCAGATGGAGCTGTCGGAGGATCTCAGTGACATTGACGAGGTTTTCCCGGAGGAGGGCAAGGCATGAAGATAGGCGACATTCTGGAGCTGGAGCCCTCGTTGGAGGGCACCAGCGGGCTGGGCTCCACGGGGCCGATTTCATGCCGGGTGGTGTACATCCATCCGCTGGAACGGTTCTACGTTGTGGAGTTCCGGAGCAAGGTTACCGGCGAGACGTGGCGGGAGGCCATGTATTTCCCGCTGCGGCCATTGCAGACTGATTTTCACAGGATCCCGGTTATCGGGGGAAGAAAGGGATAGACATGAGAGCAATTGCGATTATGAACAACAAGGGCGGCGTCGGCAAGACCGTCACCGCCATCAATCTGGCCGACATTCTGGCCAACGACTACAAGCAGCGGGTGGTGCTGGTGGACTGCGACGGACAGGCCAACCTGACCGGCTTTTTCCTGCCGGGTATTGAGGCGGACTCGACCACCATGGCGGAAGTGCTCACCGGGGATTGTGAGCAGGTGTGGAGCGACAACCTGCTCCCGCTGCGGAAAAATATCCAGCTGCTGCCCGGCAGCTCCGGCCTGTACAACCTGGACTTGCAGGCCGTGAAGGACGGCGTCAGCGCTCCGGAGCGGCTGCGTGGGTTCGTGGACGCCGCCCGGGAGGACGGGGACACGGACTGGATGATCTTCGACTGCCCGCCGGGTTACACGGTGTCCAGCGTGGCGGCCCTGCTGGCGGCTGACGAGGTGATGATCCCGGTGACGGCGGACAAGTTCTCCATCGACGGCGTCCACGCCGTGGCGGCGCAGGCCGTCAACCTGACGGCGGCTCATCCCGGCCTGACGGG